CGCATGAACTACCAGCGCGACGTATCAGGCGGACTGACACCCGAACTCGAACAGGCCCAGGCCGACCGGTTCTACCAGATCGTCAACGCGTACATCGACGAAGTACCCCAAGCACAACGCGGAGGGTTCACGTTCTGGGGAATCTACGACAACGAGTCATGGTTCCGGTCCGGGCACGCCCTGCTGTGGGCTGGTGACGGTCGAAAGAAGAAGGCATATCACGCGGTGGACGGTGCTCTTGACCGTGCACGAACCAACACCAACCCACCAACACTGCCTCCACCACCAATCATCATCCAGCCCGAAGGCACATACGAACTCGAGGTCTTGGTCGATGGTGAAACCGGCTCTGAACAGGTGAAGCTGTTTGTCGATGACACCGACACGCCGGTGACCGAGGTCGACGATGGTACGGTGCTTCGGGCTTCGTTCGACACGATGTCACGCGTCTATCTGAGGTTCCTGAACGACGGCACCACCGCAACGGGCGACGATCGGAATGTGCGGTTCCGAGCGGTCGGTGTGAACGGGCATGTGCAGACTGCGGATGTTGCGAGGTTCTGGTCGAACGCGATGTACCCGCGTCAGGGTGAGCGTGTGCAATCTGGGGACATGCCTGAGGGGTCTCGTGGTGTGATGCATCACAACGGTGTGCTCGATCTGACGATGGCCGTGCGGGATTTGATGGGGTTGGGCGAGGTGCCGGATGGGCCAACGGTCCCTGACCCTGTTCCGGTTGATCCTGTGCCAGTGCCCGAAGACCCGACCCCTGTACCAACAGATCCGCCTCAACCGGCCGTCGAAACCAAGCTCCCGTCGATGGCTGGCCATCAAGCCGCACTGCCGATCAGCAGATAGCCCTGTACGACGCTTGGCGCAACGGCCAAGACCAAACAGACGCCACCCTCAGGACGTTCGTGTTCTCCGGTGGAAGACGGAACGGGCGCGGATACGCCGCCGATAGCTCCGAGTCGTTCGGAGAAGACGAAACATCCACAGACATGCTCCGTTTCCTGGCCGACACATCGTCGTTCGAGGAACGTTGCAACGACCTACTCGACGACTAACCGGTACCCGTCGCGCTCGAATGCATCGCTGGCCTCATCCACCAATAACGAGGTCGAGCTAGATGAAGAATGCTTTGGCTTCGGCTGGTTGAGCGATCACCACGGACTCGATCATCACGGGATTCAAATATGCACCGCTCGAAATGGAATCATCGTCCTCTTCGGTCTTGTCTGCGATGGGCACGAACACCGGAGGCATGATCTTGCTTGGTTCGATCGCGTTCAGTAAATGATCAGCCAACGTCTTTGAATAAGTGGTCTTGTGCTTTTCGCCTGAGGTCATGGTGATGATGATGTTCCGCATGTGAACAACCATACGCGAACCGTGTGACATCAATGATGAACAATCAGGGGACGGTGAGTTCGATCCTGTCGACCGTGCCCTCAGCAGGCTCACCGATGAAGTAGTACCGCTCAGATTTGAGTTCGACCGGTTCGGGTGGCCCGCATCTGACTGTCTGAAACGTGGGCTTGATTTCATCGACGATCGGGTGGCCTCTGGGATCAAGGTGACGTGTGACCACTTGCCCTTCCAAATCACCCAGGTACGCGGTCCCGTCTGTATACGACCCCCATGGTTCGGTCTCTTGGATCGTGAAGAACAAGTTCGCAAAGAACCCGACAATCGCGAACATGACAAGCCCGAAGAACAGGACCAGCATCCATCCGCCGGCTTTGTGCCAGTCGTGCGGTTTCAAGATGAGTTCTCTCATCTGCTCGTCACTTCGTCTTTGACGTCATCGAGCCCATTGACGACCTTGGCCAGAGCAGTCGTGACGTTCCCCAGTTCGGTCTTGATGTGCCCGAGTTCGGTCGCTGATTTGGTGGCCTCGGTTTGCATGTGAGACACCGACGTTTCGAGCCCTTCGACTTTGTTCTTGATCGCCTCGTTCGCCTTGGTCTCTTCAGGGTCGACGACCTTGATCTTGCGTGTGATCAACAGACCAACGAACAGGACCGCCAACGAGAAAGCCAACCCTTCCTGCGCCGCGGTGGACACAATATCTCCGATGCCGTTCGGTGGGTCCGTGACGACCTGCGCGACGAACTTGGAAACGTCAACTGCTGCCACGAGGACACCTGCCTTTATTGCTTTGGACGTGAGAGTCCCCGCCGCGATCGAAACAAACATTGTGTCAGTCGTTCTGTTCGTGGAAGATGAGCTTCGCGCCCTCGTCGGCCAACTGTCGGGCTCGTGCCCCGTTCTCGGCGTTCGATGTTTGGAGCAGCGCACGGATCTGAATGAACCGTTGCCGTGCCTCACGAAACGTCCGGTACTCGGTCGGGTTGATCCCGTCGAAACCAGGGACGTCGGGTGACGAGATCTTCTGCTTCTGTGCTTGTTTGAGCAACCGTTGTTGATCGGTGTGCGTCCAATCGCCGGTCACCCTCAGCCCTGTGCGTTGCTGCCACGAACCGACCGCCCGATACGTGGCCGGGCCGAACACACCATCTGTTGCAAGCCCGGCGTAGTCGACGTTGTTCAGCATGGTTTGCAACCTGGTCACATCTCCACCGGTGTAACCAATGCCGAGCAGCGATCGGACTTGGACGCCTTTGTACGGTTCGAAGTGCCACCACTCGGTCGGTACCGACTTACGCATCCCGACCTTCTTCGCGAGACCGGTGAGGATCTCCCGCTCCGCGGCTGACGGGAAATGCCCGTCAGCGAACTTGAGATCGACCGCGTAGGCGGCATCGATCCGGTTCGGGAGGTTCCCGTGCTTGTACGAAGCGGGCCGCACCTGATGCTTGGACCCCAACCCTGCGTCAGGGTTCGCGACCACCGGATGCGTGTAACCCCGTGCCACATACGCCCGGTAGAGGCGTTTCTGATGGGCGTAGCTGCGGGCACCAGAGTTCACGATCACCAACGGCGAAAGACCCGATTCGTCGGTCAGGTCGAACAGGTCCCGGCATCGTTCCCGTGTCTCAGGGTGAAGGTCGCGCAGGTTCACCGACGGCGACCACTTCCGCAAACCAAACTCCACAACAGCAGCCATCAGCGGTCAGCCTTCGAATGCCGACAACGACGGCAAAACACCGCGAGGATCTACATCGCCCCGACACCCCCCGCGATCAGCGACCCGACAGCTGCGAGCTGGGCTACGACGTCGGCGAGGTCCATGTTCAGGAAATTCGCGATGATCGCGGCGACGGCAAGCACGAACGCCGGGGACAACGCCAACAGGATCGGCTCGACACGAGGCAACCCGCCGAGATGGTCGACGTCTTTTACGACCGGATGATCGGTGCGGTGCGTGGCGCTCATCACCCCATTGAGGAACCTGTGGGGTTTGGTTAGGCGGGTGCGGCTGTGTCCCCGCCTTCTGTCCCAGTATTCGAGTTTCCCGAACCTGGAGACGTCAACGGATTCGCCGTTGACCGTGGCCCTCGCGTGGACACCCATAACCCTGGATTTGATGATCCCCACGGGTAGCCCTTGGTCTCGTTCCCCACGCGCGTCCAACGTGCCGGTCAGAACAGCGACCGCGAACATGGGGTGAGCCAACGGGGTTTCGGCGTTCTGCCCTATTCGGGTGATGTGGCGTGGGCGATGAGTACGTCTGCCGGGTCGAACCCGACGTCGAACAGAGCGTTGCCGTTGGGGTCGGCGTTGCCTTGCCAGAACCGGAACCCGATCGCCGGGTGATCGGCGGCGGCGTCTCCGGTGTAGTACCAATCCGATGTTGGGGTGGCCACGGTTTTGCGGGTGGACGCCATTTTCCCGCGGACGATGGCCGGGTCGTTGAGCGACACCGCTGAGAGGGTTGTTCCGTCGCCGATCACACCGAGGAAATGCCCTGTGTCATCGATCATCAATGCCATCCCGTCATTGGTGCCGTTCTCGAATGAGATGAGTCGTGCGTAGTTATCGCAGTGGGGTTCGATGCGGCCAACCCACAGGGCTGTGAACTTCCCGATGTCCGAGGTGAAGTCCGGTGTGTGACCGAGTTCTACGTACCCGTTCGTCCCGTCAGTGACCGCCCGCGGTTCGGTGACCACATTCAAGGACACAGCAGTCGTCGTTCGAACATGCGACCAGGTTTCCCCCGTTGCCGATACCCACTCGTCCAGACCATCATCGAGGTCGAGGCTGACGTCGAGGTCTCGTTCCGGGTACATGTCCGCGAGGACCGTTCCGCCTGGCCCATCGCGCACAATGCACCGCCAGAACTTCCCGATGAAGCTATTGCCTCCGCGCCCAACCCGCAGCTCTCGTTGCGCGGTCATCAACCCGCCGATGCCGTCGTCCAACGACAACACAGTGTCGTCGTCCCAGACGGTTGGTTCGATCGATGAATCGCCGGTGTCAGGGGCGAAGGTCAGGTTCCAAAGACCACCGATGCGTTGAATTCGCATCCAGAACGGTTGGTCCCCGATGAACTGGTTCGATGGCCACGAAGCGTGCACCGCGGAGCTTGACTGGTTGGCGTTGGTGTCGTCGCGAACAATGATCCCGACCCGTGTGTTGGTCTTGTACACGCCCCACGAGCCGGGCTGCCCGAAGTTACCGATCGGATACTCGGTGGTTGTTCCGCCCCCTGATTGGAGACGGACCATGACTTCGATTTCGTCGAGTGCTTCGTCCCAGGGGGAAGGGGTTCGTGTGTAGTTCGCGCCGCCGTTTGTGTAGATGTAGTGGTCGCCGTTGTGTGGCAACAGGACCGGGTCGTTTGTGTCGGTCTCGGCGGTGAGTTCGAAGAACGTGTCGGACTTGTCTGTGAAGCTGAGCGAACCGAATGGGATGTCGGTGAAGTCGATATCGACCTGGGTTTCGCCGTCACAGATCACCTTCGCTGAGAACACTCGGCAAGGAAGAGGATGGTAGGAAATTGTTCCCACACTGATCCCGACATCATGGTTGGACGGTGAGTCGTAGATCGGGTGAGAAGATGCATCGGTCAACTGGTCACCAAGCTGGACCCATGGATCAGCGTCGGTGGCTCTGGTGTAGAACGTGCAAACCCCGCCCGTCTCATGTTCAACTGCCAGTTGGATGCGCTGGGAGTCCGGGATTGTTTCTGTGGGCACAAAGAAGACTCGGCCTCCTGTAGTGCCATTGGTGTTCGCAACGAATCTCAGAAATCCAGATGCGGTGAACCCGATGTCCCACATTCGGCCTCGGTAGCAGCAGATGATCGAACCGTTGTCGTTCCCGCCTGTCTGGACATACGGGATGAAGTCGATCTCGATTCGTAGGGTGCCGGTGACTGCCAGCCCATCGTCTTCATCCGATTCGAGGCTGTTGGTTGATCCGCCTTGGAACCCTCCGGGGAACCACGCCCCAAGGTCCCCACCAAAGATCGTTGCCCCGTCTTCGGACCCGATCTGCAACTCCTGGGGGCCACCAGACCCCTGGTTGAGAGCAATCCGTTCCTGCCCAGTGATCGACCGTCCCATGTCGAACCACGACTGCGACGTCAACATACGGGCCACCAACGCCGACCGGGCAATCACAGGGCCAACATCGATGATCTCAGTGACACGGTTTGGTGTGTTGTTCGCCAACCGGCGCTCGTTCGTACCGAACCCATACCAACCAACACCCAACGGACGCTCGATCTTGCCCACCGTGAACAACCCGAACACCTTGTTCAACGGGTTCGTAATAGACACCGTGTCGAACAACTCGAGACCAGGCGACGGGGCCACCGACGCGGACACCGACTCTGGTTGCAGCACCAACCGGTCCGCCCCGGCGCGGGCAGCCAACCGGACCGCGGCCTGATCAGTTAACGCTTGGGTCGAGTACAACAGGGGGAACAGTCCTGGTTCGCCCCGGTCGAACATGGCCTGGTCGTAGTACATGGGCGAGTCGATGTGATCAGCGAACGCGATCTCGATGATCGGGTCGGGGAGTTCACCCTCAGCATCGGTGTCTCTGGTGGATTCGGCGGTGAGCATGTACGCGTTGTGTGCGTTACGGCGGGTCAAGTGTCGGCACACCGCGAGGATCCGTCCGTCACCAGCGGCCCACGTCTCGACAGGTTCGCCGAGTTCGGCGTGCTGCGCGAGGATCGGGGTTCCGGTCGGATCGAAGTAGAACGACCACCCAACGGATTGGGCGAGCACGTTGATCACCGACAGATCAGACTCCCCGGCCTTGACCTCCAACGATGCCAAACGGACCCCGGTTTGGGGGCCGACAACCTGGAGGTTTGGGTAGACCCGCGCGACCCTCGCTGAGATCTCTTCGTACACGTTCGCCCCGGCCAAGATCTCGTAGCCAACAGTCGTGGCCGAGTCTTTCAATGCCATCGACCGGTCGAACATGTCACCCGATGCTTTGATCCCGTCGGCGTGATCATCGAACGTCAACGAGTCGATCGCCATCACCGCAGCCGGGATCGTTTCGGGTTGCCCGTCGATCAGATACCCGGTGTGCAAATGCAGTTCGGCGGTGTTGACGGGCATCAACGGATCGAACAACGAGTCGGGGACCAGGTCGTTTGTGGGGAGGAGCATGTCGATCCGGCCGGTACCGACCACATCATTCGATGCGTCCATCGACAAGGTGGCACCTGCGGCGATCGTGAACTTTTCGGACTCGACATCCGCGGTTGTGGACGCGACAGTTTCGCCGTCAACAACAAGGTCACCGACAACAACAATGTCAGCACCAGCGTCTCGCGCGGCCTCAAACTTTGCGGATCCCTTTCTCACTTACCGAACCCCAACCGCGGTGGACGGACCTCAGCCAAATTGAACCCGACCTGGTAGGCGTGACGGACAGGCCACGGCTCGTCAGCGGTAGGTTCAGCCAAAATGAGTTCGTCGACAATGTGCCCGTCGCGGCGCACGTAGTAGGCGTTGCCGTGCACATCGGCAACGGTGAGCACCAGGTCTGTGGTGATCAACGACATCAACGTCTGATATTCGGCCTGCGAGAACGTTTCGACGGTCACGTTCAAATACCGGGACTTGATCGGTTCGGTCGACAGCGTGTGGTACGGGTCGCCGATACCTGACCCGATGGTTCCGCGACCGGCCCGATCGATCTGAACTTGGGACGGGTGAAGATCAAACCGGACCGTCCCATCGAGAGACCCGAGCCTCCAAGCCACCGGGTCAACCGTCGCCACCGCTGTACGCGCCTCACCGGAGGAGAACGCTTCGAAGTTGGCGTGCGGTTCCTGAATCCCACGAACCCTGTACACCAAGCCGACACCTTGCGGCGGGTTGTTATCGATCCACTTGAGAGACGACGAGTTGCGTAGCGCCTCCCGTAGACCAGCAACCGGGGCGAACACCTTCGCCTCGCCGGCAAGGTCACGTCCGTCCCAGTTCGGTGCGTCAACGATCGTCGCGTTCAACGGCCGGTACCAGGCGTTCCCGATAACGTCGATGATGTCGGTGTCGTTCTCGTCGACGACGTCCCGGCCGAAGTCGATGTCGAACAGGGTGACGGATTCGTTCGCTTGGGTCTCTGCGACGATGAGGCGTTCTGTGGACGCTCCGGGGTCGCCGCCGAGCCCGGAGATACGGATCGTCGCGGCGGTGGTCAGGTCAACGATTTCGCCGTCAAGGGTACCGAACTCGTCGCGGAGGTCTTGATGAAATTCGGTCCAGGTTGTTCCGCCGTCGAACGTGATCGACGCGAAGAACACGAATTTGCCGCCTGAGTACATTGCCCGTGTGCAGCGCAACCCGATGCGTCCGGTTTCGTGCCCTGCTGGTAGCGGAAAGTCGACGTGATGGTTGACCAGATGCCCGTGCTTGCCTGGTTTCCCGGTCGTACCGGACTGTCGACGGTGCGATAAGCCGCGACCATTCGTTCCCGGCGCTATCGATGAACTCGGTGACACCAGGAACCGTGTCCCTGCCCACATCAATGTCGATCTCGTTGGAACCGTCACATGTCACGGTCAACGATTCGAGCGACATCTCCAACGACGATTGTCTCCCTACACCAGTGAAGAAGTCACCGATGTACGTTTGGGTGATTCGTGGTGTTGCCCACTCGGGGCCGATGCCGTTGTCGGCAGGGTTGAACGTCTCGGACACGGTCGTCCATGTGGCCCCGCGGTCAACAGTGACCTCGAACCGGGCGACCTTCGAAATGTGGATGGTGGCCCTAAGCCCGAACCCGTTCTGTGGGTTGGGGACCAGCACTGTTTTGAGCCGGTCAACTTCGGATTCTGACATCCGGTAGTAGGCCAGCACTTCGGAGGTGTAGTCAGCGAGAGCGACTACAGGCCCGCCGTTGTCTCCGAACCCGACAAAGAAGCTGTCTTGGTTGGACACCAAATACGGGTCCGGGATACCGAGCGCATCGGAAGATGTGGGCCACGACGACATGCGACCGTGGAACTCGACCATGAACGTTGCTGATGCGCCCTTGATCGTCCCGTCCGAAACACCAAGCGCTGTACCCCAACCCTGCCCGTTCCGCGACGGGAAATCGATGACCAACGGGTTCGGATCCGAGTTCACCGCATCCAACGCCTGCTGTGTGGCCCGCTCGATATAGAACCAGTCACCCGACGAACCACCAACAGGAGGGTCAGATACCAAACTCATGGACCCCGACTCTGTTGGGGCAGCGACCACAGTTTGGGGTGTCACCAACGAACCGGGTGTCGACGGGGTCACAATTGACGATGTCACCCATGGGGCGACCATGTGTTTCCCGTCGACCAGATCCCCGATGACCTGCAAACCAACCACATACGAACACGCTGGTTCCAACGGTCGGGTGACCTGGTGGGAACGTGTCGCCCCGGAAACGATCTGCCCCGAGTCGAACACCACATTGGTGGTGTCGTCATCGGGGTCAAGTTCCGTCCATACCTTCACCCGATATGCGGTTTGTGTGTCGTCGTCATCGATCAGCCACCCAACCTCAGGTGTGACAGTGGCAAGGTTCCCACCGGTCACGGGGGCCAACAGAGTGGCCCGCGGTGGCTGAGCCCAACGCAACTGGAGTGACACAACATCAAGTTCGCAACGCCCGAACAGGTCATCGGAATTCTCGGTGACTGCTTCCAACAGAACACCAGGCGCCCAACCGTCCGCCATCAACGTCGCCCACCCGGTGCCATCACCAACAGCGGTTTGGGAACCGAAGAACCGTGTGTTGATGATCCCATCGGTGGACACATCGAACGTCGGCCGTGATGGTCGCCCGTACATGACCGATCCGTCGGGGGCCACAGCGATCGGTGTCCCGTTCCAAATCCCGGCCCCTGTGCGTGATTGTGCGAGACGAACCCGAACGGACTCGAGGATGCGTCCGGCTTCGTCTTGAGCCCACCTGTCATCGGGTGTTCCTGGTACCAGCGGGACAGCGGGGATCGGGTCTACAGCCGCGGATCCTGGGTCTCCGTAGGTGCCGGGGTCGTCGATGTTGTCCGGTGCGGGTTGCTCGGCGTAGAACCGTGCCTCGCTGATCGCCCCGTTGTAGTCGGCGTTGCCTTCCCCAACGATGTCGCCTTGCAAATGGTCTTGTGCCAGCCGCGGGTCGGCCCGAAGAACTTGACGGTGCCTGTGTGGTCATCTCCGGTGGCGTCGAGTTGCCACACGAACATCGCTGGTGCCTGGGAACCTGGGTCACCGGAGAAGAACAGTACCCGTTTCCATGGTGCTGGCATGTTCGTAGACACCGCGTCGGCTTGCCCGTTCGAGTGCATCGTCGCGACAACAAACAACGTGTTGCCCTCAACATGATCGGGGAACTGCACTGTCTTCGAGTGGTCGAATGTGTTGACGATGATCGCGTCGTCAACGGTCGGGGTTGACGCTGATCCGCCTTCGATGTTCGCTGTGCCAACGATCTCGCCGACACCACCAGTCGCCGTGTTCGCCCAGTCACCTATCCATGTGCCCGACGCTTCGCCCAAATACTCGGTGGTGGGTTCATCGGACCTCAGCCACCACGCACGCACTGTGCCGGTGGTCGGGTTGAGTTCGACGAACAACCGGCCTGTCGTATCACGCATGGTGTCGGGGACATCGACCCGCAGGTCAGCGCCGAGGAGTGTGTCACCGGCCCGCACAACAAGCTGATCGGCGACGAACCCGACGTACCCGCCACGGTCGGTTGAGCCTTGCTCGAACACAACACCGGACGGTTCCAAAGTGGTGGTCAGGTCGAACACCATGAACTGTGTTTTGGTGATGTTCGTGTGAAGGTCGGCGTTGGTGACGGTCTCCTCGGAAGCTTTGGTTCCCGACAGGGTGAGTTGGCCTTCGATGTCGGGGGGGATCGGATCTGATGGAGGGATCGCCGGGATACCAGCGATCGGGGGTTTGCCTTCTTCGGTGTTCGCGTACCCGACAAGGTGCAACCGTGCCCCTGGTTCGGTGGCACGAATGACCCCTGATGTTGGCCAAGATTCGTGTGTCGCCGCGACCGGGTTCCCGGCCTGATGAACCGTGAACAGTTCGACGTCGGACGCGTCGCCGACCTCGGCGCCCATGTAAATGATTTCTTGTGCCCTCGCGCTCATACGTTGGCTGCCAGCTTCCGGTTCATGGTTTGCTCGAACTCTTTAAGCCCATCGTTGACCATTCCCTTGATGGTCTCGGGGGGTGTGCCTGTCCCGTCGACAATGCTGACTCCGCCGACTTGGATCGTGAGCTGCTGGTTCCCGGTCGGGTACCCGGCCGGGGGTGTTTGCGTCGAGATGAACGACTGTTGTGTGTTGGCTCGTTGCGGGACGATGTCAAGGTTCGACGCAGCGGTGAACGCGCTGATCCCTGACGGCCTCGATACTGCGGCTGCGGTGGAGGTGCCACCCGACTTGGTACCGATCAACCCGACCGGGACACCCTCGGAGATGGTCTTTTGGATCGTGGTCTCGGTGCGGGTCACGTTGATCGACGCTGTGCGCGACCGTGCCGCGTTATCGATCGACGCTGCCACGGAGCCGACACCGGTGGCGACGACGTTGATCGTCGCGGTGCGTGCCCTGGTCGCGGTGTCGGCTGCGGAACCGAATCCCTCGACCTCGGCCCTAGCGGAACCGGCGTTCGTCGAGATCGGAAGGTTCCGTGCAGCGGTCGCGGCGTCCGCGGCTCTTGCCAGGTTGTCAGCCTCCCCAGTCACAGCAGGCAAATTGGATCCAACGGTGATTGTTCGGGCAGCGGTCGCGGCGTCCGCCGATGCCTTGAGTGCGTCGGCTTCCCCGGTGACAGCGGGAATGTTCGACCCGACCGTCATCTCACGGGGCGCTGTCGCAGCGTCCGCAGATGTTTTCAGGCCGTCCGCTTCGGCACGGGTAACCGCGAGGTTCGATGAAACCTGCAAGTCCTGCGGCGCGGTCGCAGACTTGACACCTGTCAACAACGTTTCGGCTTGTCCGATGAGATCACCGATGTTCGACGTGATCTGGAAATCACCGTTCGGGATACCGTTGATCGCCGCCGACAACTTCTCAGCGTCCCTGAGCGCTTCCAACGCCCCTTCCAAGCGGATCCGTGCCAACGACTCGCCGCGCAGCTTGGCAAGCTCAGCGTTGAACTCGGCGATCTTCACCGCTGAGTCACCGAAGTCTGTGCGGATACGTGCCTTCGCTTCGGTCTCGGAGATCGCGCCAAGATCAACCAGGACAGCGAGGAGCTTCGTTCGGAGTCCGACATCGTCAGCGTCCAACTGGGCGATCGCTTCGTACCCTTCGATCTCGCCGAGTTTCAGGATCACGGCTGCGGCTTCAGCGGTGAACGGTGACGAGTCCGCTGACAAAGTGGCGATGATCTCGGCTTCGGTGAGCCCCGTCGCTTCAGCGAGCACTTGCGCCATTTCTTCGCGTGCTTGTTCGCCCTTGGCCTCGATGACCAGCTCGATCGTTTCGCCGGTGATCGACTCGATCTCTTGGCGTAGCTCTTCGAGGTTCTCTGTGACAGGGTCAAGGTCAGCTTCGGCCTCGATCAGAATCGAATCGGGAAGACCAGCAATCGACTCGATCAGAGCGTTGGTCTCTTCGGCGCTGAGTCCCATCGCTTCGCCCATCGCGATGATGGTCTCGATCGTGCTTCGGTAACCTGCGCCTGCTTCCTCAGCCGACACACCAGCAGCGATCTGAGCGAGCGCGTATTCCTGTGCGGCCTCGACAGCGTCGACGATCGCCTTCGTGTTCTCCCTACCTGCCTCGGTTGTCAGGTCCAGCGTGTTCGCGAACTCGGCTCCCTCCTCGTTCGCCTCACCCAACTGTTCTGTCAGATCATCGAGCGCTTCGTACAGATCTGATTGGGCCTCGATCGTGTCCTTCTGGACACCGTTGAACGCATCGATAGCGTCCTGCGCTTCACTGATCGCATCGGTAACAGCGTCGTACGAATCGGCGAGATCTTGGTTCGCTTCGGCGACCTCTGAAACAGCGTCCTCCAACTCTTCGATCGCGTCTGTGAACTCCTCCGCTGCCTCTGCTGCTTCTTTCTCAGCGTCAGTCATCTCGTCGAAATCCTCGGCAGCAGCACGAGCACCACCACCAGCAGACCTCGCGTTCGAACCAAGGTTCGACAACGACTCACCGGTCCCGATCCGATCCAACGCAGCCGACACGTTCGTCAAACCCTCAGTGGACCGGAACGATGCAACGGTGGTCTCGCGTAGCTGCCCGGTGATCGGGTCGAAGACGTGTGCCTTACCGCCGATGGTTTGCATTGCTGTCCCGATTTGTCCGAGTTGCAACGCGAGCGCGGCCAGCACGGAGAAGGCTTGCCGAGCGTCGATACCCAACGAGGCTGCGACAACCGTCTCGTCGAACGCTCCGAGCTGGTAGCCGGCAAGGATCAGGGTTTGGTTGAGTTCGGTTGCGTCACCGGACAGCAGGGCGGTGATCTCTTGGTCTGTGAACTCGGCGGCGAGCAGCAGGGCGCGTTGGGCTTCTTCGGTGAACCCTGATGCGTCACCGTCGATGATCGCTTTCCAGTCCTCCTCGGTGATACCCGTGATCTCGGTTGCAAGATCCTCTACGACCCGCTGCGCTTCGTCAGCATCGACACCAAGCTCCATCTTCTCTTCGGCGACGTCCTGTAGCTTGAGCAGCTCGTCGGCCATCTTCTGCGGGCCTTCGAGACCCTCATCGAACGCTGTCGCGAGAGCGTCTTCCAACTCGTTCGTTGAGTCCTTCGCCTCGGCGATCGCTTGGCCCATCGCGATGAACTTGCGATCCGCGTCGTTGACCTTCTCAGCCGCAACCGGAATCTCGTTGATGATGTTGACGACCTCTTCGATCGACCCCGCAGCCTCAATCGCCGAGATCGCGATCGCAGCCTGCGCCTCGTCAAGGTTCCCCGATGACGCAAGCGCCTCGACCTGAGCAACACCAAGATCACGAAGCGCAGCAACAAACTCGCCGTAACTGGTCGATGCCTCCACCGCCGCGATCGCTGTGTTACCGATGTCCTCAGCGAACTGACCCGACGCAACCCCGGCCTTGAGTTGTTCAACGGTGGATTGCTTGACCTGCTCCGACGACTCCGCGTACGCCTCAGCCTGACGTTCAAGACTGCTGATCAGCAGGATCGCGTTGTTCGCGCTGAGCTTCCCGGCCTCGATCGAATCGATGATCGCTGACGTCGCTTCCAACGTCGCTGGTGACAGTTCAGACCGGAGGATGTCCGCCCACGCCTTCGACGGGTCAGCCGCCCCACGAGAAGCGATCTCAGCGGCAGCCGACGCTACACCGAACTCGTTGAGTGCTTCAGCCCCGAGGTCAACAGCCGGGGCGAGTTCCTCGAATGTCAGCCCGTACTCGTTGAGCTTGGAAATCTTGTCGCCGTCGAAGTTCTGCTCAAGGGCAGCAGCTACACCGGTCAACGCTGTTTCGGCCTCGTTCGCTGTCGGAGCGATCAACCCGAGAGCGACGATCAGTTCGTCGACGCTGGCCGCTGCGTTCTGCATCGTGTTCGGTACTTCGCCCATCGCTACGGTGAACGCGTCGACGCGGGCTTGGGCGTCTCTGACACCGTCCTGATACTTGATGAACGCGTATCCGAGCAAACCGACAGCGGCGGTGACCGCTGCGATTGGTGCGGCTGCTCCGATCGCGAACCCGGCAAGGGATTTGCCGGACGCTGCCGCTGCGACTTGGAGGGCGCTGAGTCCTTGCGCGGCCTTTGACGCTGCGAGGGCGACGGGTGCTGCGGCTGCGGTGAGGCCGAGCATCCCGGCTGCCGCGGATTGGATCGGGGCCGGTAGCGAGTTGAACCCGTCGGCCATCGTCGCTATCCCGGACGCCAACGACGCCGCTGCTGGGAGGAACGCATCACCCAGCCCGATCAACGAGGCTTTGATCGACGACAACGCCTGTTCCATCTTGAAACCGGCTGTGTCAGCCGCAGCGTCGAACGCCTCATTCAGAACACCAGCCGAATTCGCGACCGCCCCGAACGTCTGGTCAATGTCAGCAGCGGACGCACCGATCAACGTGAACGCAGCACCAACCGCCTCTTGCGAGCCGATCATCTTCGCGAACGCTTCTTCGTTCCGGCCCGCCGCTTCCCACATTTGCTCGAGAGCAGCGACGATCCCGTCAGTGGCCAACGTGTTCCGCAGATCAGCCATCGACAACCCGACCGCTTCGAGGCTCGTCTTCGTCGCCTCTGACGGTGCGATCATCGAGTTCAGAACAGCCCGAACCTGAGTGATCGACTCTTGGGCTGACGTACCGTTCCGGGTGAGCAACGCGATCGCGCCGCCGACCTGATCCAACCCAACCCCGAGCGTCGACGCGACGGGGAGGACACGGCCCAACGCTTTGGACAGCCCGGCAAGCTCGAAGTTACCGGCCCGTGCTGTAGCAGCGAGAATGTCACCGGCTGCGGCCGCGGTGAGCCCGGACGCTTTGTACGCGTTCAGAGCGCCGGTCAACGCACGGGCGTTGTCCCCTGTGGTTCCCATCCCCGCGGCAGCAGATTTGGCGGCGATCTCCAACGCCGACATGCCCTCCGCCCCACGCAACCCAGCCGACTGGATCGTGAACATTGCTTGCGCGAGTTCCTGAGGGCCACGCCCGGTGGCGGTGCCCAACGACAACGTGGCATCAGCCATCTTCTCGACCTCGCCAGCGGCGATACCGACAAGACCGGTGATCTTGGAGAACTCCCGTTCATACGAAGCACCAATAGCAACCGCGCCAGTAGCGACCGACGTGGCCGCGGCGGAGATCGGGAGCATGGCCCGACCGAAGTTCCCGGCAGAGGTCGCGACCCGATCAAAGTTGACCGCCGAGTCACCGACCCCGCCCAACGATGTTTTGAGCCCGTCGACCTGGGCCTTGACGCCGTCGACGTTGAACCCTGCGGTGTTGAGCTTGAGGACTGCTTCGAGGAGGAACTGCATCCCCTCACGGTCCGCCCCTATTCGCTGTCAGGTTCGGGTGTGCCTCTGGGCAGTCGGGGCAACATCTTCCCGAACCTGAACGTGACCGCTGTCAGCTTCCCGCCGCTCTTCTTCGCGGCTTCTTGATCATCAGCCAACAACAAACACGGCACACATTCGAAGGACTCGACCTCTTTGAGCGGATCAGGGAACCCGTGCTCGGTTCGCCATTGGTGAGAGAACTCGCGGCAGTTCGGGCAACGTAACGCTTCACGCATAAGGAAGGCTGTCTGCGCGTCCCGATCAAACTGGGTCCACACATTCGGGCCACCGTGATAGTGCCCGTACGGGATGCCGTGCTTGTCGCAGATCCGCATGTCCAGTTCGAACAGCGAATCTACTTCTAGCCTTTTCCCAGGCGCTTCACCGCGGTGCCACGTTGGTTCGCGACGACGATCGCTTCTCGAAGAAGATCCTGATCAGGCCATCCAATGAAGTCTTCGTTCGTCAACGCCGCTACAGCTTCTTGGCTGAGGTTGCCGCCTTCGGTTTCGGGTTCGATCGGAGTGGCACCGTTCGAGAACGTCACCTTGGTGACGCACGCTTCGATCGCTAACGGCAGGAACCTTCGCCGGTCCACATCAAGCACCGCGTCGGGGTTCCCGGTGAATTGTTTGAATGACGCTGTTTGTTCCTCGGTGGGTTGGCAAGCGATGACCATTGCTTCCCACAGAAGTCTGTCAATTGCTTGAATGTGGAACGTGATGACATCCATGCTGGCAAGGAACTCTTCGGCTGCGGCTTGTGCCTGGTCGGCGTACGCGGCGACCTCCCCGTAACCCTGCGAATCAGGGTCCAGGCTGATCGTCGCAGCTTTCGCCGCGATTGCTTCGGTCGATAGCCGTTCCAATGTGGCAGCGTCCGCGGGGTCCAACGCGATCTGGTGGGTGACGGTTGACCCTGATCGTTCCTTGATCAGGTCGAGCCCGTTGAGAGTCTGAGTGTTCACTGGTGTGCTCCTGTGTTGTTGGTGACCCTAACAACACCACCCCAACCGGTCGGTGCGCCGGGTGTGCCAGGGAACGGCAAAGGCCCGGCCTCTGTGTGCCCTTCGAACCGTTCGCCCCAACCAGGAGCATTCCTGAACGAACAAGTTCTACGAAGACAGAGACCGGGCCAACCAACCCACAAATGTGGGGTTCGTTATGCGGCGATCACCGCGTTATCGAACTGCTGAGACTTCGAGAACTCGATCATCCGATGCGCCGGATTCGAAGAAGCCTGCCAAACCGGCTGGTTCTTCTGCACCGTCACCTGAAACACCGAGCACTCATCACCAGCCGCGCCGGCACGAGACAACGGGGCAGCGATCAGCCACTTCTTCGCGCCGCGGGTGAACTCATCAGAGATCGGGTTGGAGTCCGTGTCCATCTTGTACTCCAACGAACCGGTACCCAATGACTCCGGGCCTGGGATCGTTGGGGTTTGCAACGTGAGCACATCCGGGGCGTCGATGTCTGAGATCGACGAGTTCCAACCGGGGTAATCGACGAGGGCTTCGCCGTCTGGGACACCGAGGATCGACGTCGCCGCGGCGATCTCGGCGACGGTTGGTGCGTTGGGATCTGCTGGGGCGGTGTCGGTCATCCACCAGCCGATGTTCGAGCGCATTGTCACAACTGACATAGGTTTCCTGCTTTCATGGTTGACCGCCGTTCGGGCGGTGTTGCTGCCTCGGCGGTCGCCTAAAGGTCAGAAGGGTTGGCGGCTAGTGCGGTGCGTCCGGCCGGGGACCGTCGTCAGGTGGGAGGTCCGGGTCAGGGGGAAGGTCCGGATTCCGTGACTTACGCGGCTTACGCGGTTTGCGGGGCTTCGGTTCACCAGTCGAGTCGTCGTCGTGTTCGCCGGTCGAGTCGTCCTCGATCACCGAGTCATCACCGGTGTTCGACGCGGAACAATCCCAACCCAAACGGGTGAAACGAGCTACAGATCTCGGCGTGTCAAAGATGACCTTCGAACGTTCCCCGAGCGTGATTGTGATCGTGTTGGCTGCCATGTCGCCCAACACCACACCCAAACCACCGAGGTGACGTGGGTGCGCTACAGCAAAGCGACCGTGAGCTGGTACCGGTCCGGGCAATTGAACAAGCCCCCGTCAACTCGGCGTGTCCCTGACCCGTTGTTGAACGTCCGGTCAATGACCCGAGAATCTGTTGAAACAAGGTCGGTGATCCACCCGATCTGGTCATTCGGCCGATTCAGCACACAGGCTTTGACCGCTGCGGCCATGTCATCGCATTGGACACGGGTCTGGCCGACTGAAGTGACCTGGTAGGTGAAGAACCGTTCAGCGTCGGGGTTCAGTTGGTCTTGTGAACCGGCGATCAAAGAAGGGGTCACGTAGTAAACGACCGCGTACGGGAACTGTGAGGCTGCGACTGGTTGGCCTTCGTAGGGTGACATTGCGTCACCGATGGCCTTGCCCGTCGACAAGCCGAGGGCGGCGATCAGGGCGGTGGTGATCCCACCAGGATTCGGAGACGTCAACACAGCCATCAGGCGACCACCCTTGTACGACGAACCTGACCATCAACATGCAACCGGGCCACGAACAGGGCCGGGACGTTGCCCGCCGCCCAAGTGTCAGCGTTCCCGCCCGATGTCGCAGGGAACACCTCGACACGATCACCGCTGCTCGGAGTCCCGTACGGTGCCCGAATCAGGAACCCGCGGGCACCTTTCTCGAACAACGCCCGATACGGGGACCTGCCATGGTTCCGGTCGTTGAACACCACATCGAACGATGTTCCCCCGACAACACCAGGCACAGTTTCTTCCTGCGGGGATGTGATCGTCCGCCGTGTTTGCCCTTCGGAGTTCGTGGTCGAGTCCGACGTTTCGCGCACATCACGGCTGATATCTGTGGCGTCGCGTAGCTCGCGAACGGTCGGCTGGTTCGGGTCTTTCATCGCGGTGGCCCACAAGTAACGGCCGGTGGCACGTCGAAGGAACCGTCCAAGGTCATCAACATCTCCGAGCATCCCGGTATCGAACGGGGTGAAGGATGCTTGGGCGGGTTCGGAGTTGACACCATTGACGATCTCGCGGACCAACAACACATGCTCGACAGGGTCGAGCTCGGGCAGTTGGTACGACCACGACCCGACACCTTGGGGATCGATCGTGTTCGGATATTGGACGTTGACGATGTCACCGAACCCCAAATACCAGGGTTCTCCCAACGAGTCCTCGAACGGTCCTGTCGCTCCGGCTGACGCGTCCGCGCCGACATCGATGTTCGAGACGAGGACGTCGTTACGGTCGATGATCCTGGCAGCGAACACACCTGAACCGGCACCCAGCGGGTTACCGGCGTACACCGACCCGGCTCCTCCGGCGCTGATCACAGTGGATTGTTGCCCGACGGTGAACCCGTGCACGTCCGCCGTTTCGGCCATGACCCAGTTCGTTGATCCCGATGTTGACACGTCGTCGGAGTCGTACTCGACGTATACCCCGTCGACTTTGCGCATGATCTTGATCCGTTCAGCTTGAACGGTGTTCTTCATGTGGAACTCGACCCGCAACGAGAACGGTTCCCCATCGACCAGACCATGCAACGCTTTCGGGATCCACTTGGTTCGTGACCCTCCGCTGTCGTCGTACATAGCGACGGTCAACGCACCGGCACCGTTGATGTACACGTAGAAGGACCGTTCGGTGGTGTTGTGGTAGCGGGACAGCAACGACTGCGCGGACTCGCCCACGAACTGGCCGACGACAGCGTCGATCTCGACCGAGAACAAGGCGAACGCCCCGTGGAAATGCTCGAACCCTGCCCCCCCGGTGTGACCGGTGGTGTCAGGGGCTGTGTGAAGGTACCCGGTGGCTTTCCACATTTGTGTGCGCCACTCCGACCCTGTGTCAGCAGTGACCCAATGGGTTTCACGCCTTGGTACCACCAGCCCCGGTTCGGTCGGGGTCCACACGTTGTTGTTCCCGTCGACGATCAGCCCGGTGTCGGGGTCGAGGTCCCGTGTCAGATCAAGATCGATCAACGATGTATCGAGGTGATCGGACCATCGGAACGTTGAGGTCACGATCTGGTCTGTTTGGTGCTGCCCGGTGGTGTGCCCCAACCCACCCAAATACACGGTCGCTTCCGGGGCGGTGTGGAGTGTTCCGATGTCGATGTTGTTCGTGTCGAACGCCGAGTACCTGACGAACTCCCACTCGTCACCGACCAGCTTGTACAACGTGGCTTGCTGTTCGAGCGGGGCAGTCATATCGATCACCGCGCGAACACCGATGCGTTTGTTCATGTCGTACTCGGTGTCTACACCAAAGTTCGAGAAGTCTTCGTTGTTCGCGGTGTTGTCCCGCACAGCGAACGACGGTTTCCCCGCCAAGTCGATGTACAAACGGAAATGTCTGCCGGTCCCGTTGATACTCCCGGTCGGGTAGATCGACACAAGGGTCTGTGACGACGCCGCCGCGAGCACCGACGCGTAACCGGTCCACTCGATCACGAACCTGGCTGCGGTCCCGGCCAACCTGTCACGGCCCCGAAGATCAACCGCGGCGACAAGATCACCGCCCGTGTCGCTGGTAGCGAACACGTTCTCGTCGTCAACGAACCGGGCTTGTTCGATCGACCACGGCCGCCCGTTACGTTCGATGCGTGCCTGCACCGAGTCAGCGTCGGTGGCACCACCGAACGCGTACAGCGGGTTACCGGTGCCGGTTTGGCCGTCGGTTGGTGATGTGATTTCGGCGGTCATTTGAGTCCTTTGAGGATCTCGTCAGCGAGTGTGTCGATCATCTCTTGTTGCATCTCGACGAGGGCGGGTTCGACGTGCGGCTGCGCGGCTTGTGAATAGTTCCGGCCGAGCGAGTCGGCTCCGACGAATCCGTACTCGAGGCGGCGTGCTTGCGGTGCGTTCGTGCCGACGACAACGATGATCGATGTGCCGGTGGAGACGGCTTTCGTGGACCACGAGTTGCGGTAGGCGCCGGTGTCGACTGGGGCGCGGGCCATGATCTTCGTCTGCAACGACAGTCCCATTCGGTTCATGGCCTGGGTGGCGGCTTGTGGTGCCTGGTCCAGCTTGGCGAGCATCGGTGTGAGCTGGTCGGTGGTCAGGTCGAGTGTGAGCGCGGCCATCAGTCGACACGGCCAGATTCGGGGGCAGAACGCAACCCGATCAACCTGCTTACCCGTCCGGTGCCGACAACAATGTCGGTGACTTGGGCGGTGAACCCTGCGGCGTGCGGGTCATGGGCGGACGAGAGCAGTTCGAACACGTCGCCCGGTGACGGTAACGGTGCGTTCTTCGGGAGTCTGACACGGTGTGTGTCGACCTGGACGGCGGCACCGGATTGGATTTCGGTGGCTGCGGTGTTGACGGTTTCGGTCAACCAGCACGGGCCTTCCCAAATCACGGCACCTGGTGTGTCGGTGATCGGGTTCAGTGACCCCGGAACGTAGGAGCCGGGGGTGTCGGGTTGGCGGAGTTGGCCAACGTCAGGGAAATGCTCGGTGAGCCGGGAGCTTGCCCTATCCAGATGCTGCTTGCTGATGCTCATGTAGATGAGCGTGCAAACCTGAGACGATCTTGGAAAGGGTGCGCTCGCCCACTGTCCCTGTGCCAGTGAGCCCGTGTTCGTTGAGGGCTTCTTGTTCCAAGGCGTGGACGTCGACGGTGGCGGCGATGCGTGCGATGAGGTCGGAGGTGAGCGTGGGGGCTTGTTGGTCGCCTTGGTAGATGATCCGCATTTCGGGGAACCCTGCGGTGAGATCGATGTAGAACCCTGCGACTTGGCGGGTGTCGGCGGGTGGTGTGTGCGGGACGTTGTCGGAGAACACGTCGCTCATGACTTCACCTCACCATCGAAGCGGACGTACAGAATGGCGTCGACGTTGATCGCAAGGATTGTGCCGTCAACGCCGTTGATCATCAGAACGTCGGTCGTTTGGTACCAGTTGCCAATCACATCTTCGATGGTGGTGATATCGATGAAGTGCGAGGTGAGTTGGATCCGGTACTGGTGCTTTGGCTGGTTGGGCATAGCCCATCGTTGACCGTCAGCCCCTGGGGGTTCGTGGTGTGCGACCGCTGGTCCGTGCCCGCCTCGGAGTGCGCCTGTTGCGTGTTGCGGTGAACGCCGCATTGTTGGCAGCCTGCACCGCGACCAACTCGGCCACGACACTGTCGCCCTCGATCGGATCGAGGTCAGGGCGCGGACCAAACGACCGAGAACAGCGTGGATGCGCCAACGGATGCTCGAACGCTTCCTTCGCGGTCACGATCCGATCGTTCGCGTTGCCCTTTTTGCCGTGCCCGGTCGGCCAGTCACAATCCGCCCCGTCGAACACTTGGAACCGTTGGACACCGTTCTCAACAGAGAAGTTCAGATTCCCCGTCGTGTGCGCCTCCGCGGTTTTGGTGCGGATGAGCATGTCCGCGTAATCATCGAACGTCCGCAACGATCCGTCGGCGTACCGGACTGAGGTGATCGGTAGCGGGTCGCCCATGTCGGACAGGCGTTTCGCCCCGTGGCGTGCGAGGTCTCTTGCTGCTTGTTGGGGGGTTCGGCCTTCGATGATCGCCCCCGCCGTGGTGCGCCGTCCCATGTCCCGAACCCACCGTTTCGCGTCAGCAGATACGAACTGGGTTGCTTCGAGGATCTCGGTGTACATGTCATCGGCGATTTGTTGGACCGCGCCTCGGTGGATGTTGGTCCAGGTGAACTCACCCAGCACCGGAGCCAACTTGGATGCGCTGCTGGCGCCGAGCTGGTACACGGCAGGGAGTTCGTCTGATGCCCACGCTGCGAACCCGCGTCGGGCGGCGGCCATCTCGTTGTCGATGGAGGTCAACAGTTCGGTGATGCGTGCCCTGCGTCGGAACATGCGGGCACGCTGCTCAGGGCCGAGCGCGAGGATGGCGGCTTGCTCAGCGATCAGCCGTTCCTGGGCTGCGGCGAACAGGGCGATCGCTCGTTCAGCGGCTGCGGTGACCTCGGCAGGTTGCGGCATCAGGCCGACATCGCGGCAAGAACCGCGTCACACACCTCAGCCAACTTGGCTTGTTTCGCTGTTCGCTCCGACTCGGCCGCCTGCTTTCGTGCCACCGCACCAGACGACTTGTGATCGATGAACAGCCGGTTACGGTCTGTACGAACCATCTGCCGTTGCCCTGTCCTCGGGCGTGCGGGCTCGGTCACACCGAGCCCGGCCTTGTCTTCGAGACGGGCGATGTGCTGCTCGACCGCTTTGAGGTTCGCTGTGTTGTCCTCGGAGTAGTCGCCGTCGGCTGCCCACTTGGTTGGTGACGACAACATGTTGGCTCTGGTCTGATACCACAGTCCGAGTTCAGCGATGATCAGGTCGCCGTCGCAAGCGTCGAACGCTGCTTGAACGACGGTTTGTTCGGTGCCTTGTGGGGCGTTGAGCATGAGCAGACCGACAGACATGGCACCTCTTCCTTACGAACGTGAGGCACCGTGGCCAGGCCGGGGATCTACGACCACCTGGCCACGGTGCGCTGTTGGGTTACTTCTTCGCTGCTGCCTTCTTGGCTGGCTTCTTCGCTGGCTTGTCGTCCTCGGCAGCCTCGGGGGCCGCGAAGAACTTGTCGTCCAACGTCTTGGCCACTGCGTCGTCGACATCGTCCCCAGCAAAAAGAGCCTTGCCGTTGACGATGACGTTCTGGGTGAGTGTCTTTGCCATGGGTTTACGACTCCACTGTCAGTGCGTAGATGGTCTGGGACATGCCATTACCGAAGGCTGGGAAGCCGTTGGCGGTGACCTTGGTCATCTTCGTGACCGGGTCATCCTTGGTGTACGTCGTCGCGACGATTCCCTCTCGTGCCCCTGGCAACAGATCAAGTTCGAGCGCCTCGGCGGTCGTTCCGTAGATCGACGAACCAAGAGCACCAGCCGGTGTGAGATACACCTTGTTGGCGTTGAGCAGTCGGGTCTTGGTGACCGTCCCGTCAGCCGACGCGACATCGACTTGACCGTCGAACGGTCGGATCGCTGGCAGGTCCAGATCTTCGAGGACCTGGGCTGCCTGAGTTGGCAGCACCTGAGCGAGACGACTGGAGTTCGCGGACCCGAGCACGTACTCGCGCATGGCGTCCGACTGGTACAGGGCCGTGGCCCGTGCACGAGTCATGACTGCGTAGTCTGGGCGTGGGTTGCCGTTGTCGATCGACGCCTGGACTGCCGCGGCGAGATCGTTCAAAGGATCTTCGCCGGCACCACCCCAGTTGTTCGCCACCGTTGACGACATCGATGCTTCTCGCTCCCATTCCACGAGCGCTTCGGTGATGCCGTTCTCGTCGACAGCCAACGCTGACGCGTCGATGATCTGACCTGCGGAGATGAGATACCGGTCGTAGACCTGGCCGGTCAACGCGATCACCGGATTCAGGATCGTGTTGCGGATCCGATCATCGGAGATCTTGCGTGCCCGCAACCGCATGTACTCACCAAGTCGTTCCTTCATCGAGATCGGCGGAAGCTCGATCATCTCGGTACGACCCGAGAACCCGCCCTTGGAGAGCTTCGCCTCGGCGTCCCATGCCCGGTACACACCGGCTGGGCGTCGAGTGATCCGGGTGTTGTTCAGCTCGAACTCGGTGTCGTCGACTGCTTGGAACGGGAACCACTCGTTGAGGAGGTTCGTGTCGTCCGCGTAGTAGTCGTCGATCTCTTGTCGGGCCACGCCGATCAGTTCGCCGTTCGAGACGAGCTTGTCGACTGCTTCTGGGTTTGCGTCCTGTGCCATTGGATTTGGCTCCTATCTGCCGTGGTGGCTTAGTACTGGTCGAACTGGAAGCCCATTGCGAGGGCGTCCGTACGTGCGGCGGCGGATGGGGCAATTTCGAGCTTTGGCTCGATAAGCATTCCGCGTCGAAGGATCGCGGTTGGGATGACTCCGGTCGTCGCGTATGCGCCTGCGGAGTCCTTTGGCCATTGGACCTCTTCCCAGAGGCAACCTGCGAGGTCGCCAGCAACGTTGTCATCTGCCGTTACCTTGCCGGTTGTGTCGTCGTCCCACTTGACGAACAGGCCACCGGGTAGGTAGCCGTTCGGGGCGTGGGTTGCCTGCGTGAAGTTCGCGAGGTCGATGGTCACGGTTCGCCGTGAATCGGTGCCGTCCTCAGACGACAGCCATTCGATCGGGCTGAACGCATAACTTTCGGTCGTGCGCTTGAGCATGTGTCTTGCCTTTCAGTGATGGGAGTGATGGGTTAGCGGCGGACGGTGGGCTTCCACTTCTTGTGCAGTTCGCGGCCTCGTTCGATCTCGGAATCAACGCTGTTACCTGCGCCTGGAGGCGGCGGGTTGTTGTCTCCTGCGTTCGATGACGGCAACGGTGGTGTCCCAGATGGGGTGGTGAACAGTTGAGGCAAGTCGGCCTTGAGTGCGTCGATTGCTTCGCTGATCGCTGTGTCATCTGCGTCCACTGCCAGATCAAGCATCCGTGTCGCGCGAGCTACCCCTGTGGTGGGGACTCCTGCTTGTTCGAGTGCTCGTTCCGTCTTGAGTGCCAACCGGTCAGCCGCGAGTTCCGTGCGCATCTTGTCGGCTTCTGCTTTGGCCTCTGCGGCCTCGGCTTGGAGCCGTTCAGCTTCGGTCATTGCGGCCTTGTCGGCTTCTTGCTGCTTGGCGATCAGAGCGGCAGCTTTCTCGGCGGACATTCCCAGCTTCTCGGCGAGAGCTTCGTTGGCTGCCTTTGTGGCTGCTTTGTCTGCTTGGATCGCTCTGGACTTCATCTTCTTGTCGAAGTCCTCTTGTGACATCGTCACGGTCCCGGTGTTGGTGTCGCCTGGTGGCGGTTCCTGTGCCGGTGGTGTGCTGTTGTCGTCGTTCTGGTCTGCCATGTGGTTTCCTTTCGCCCGTCTCTTGGCGTCCCCCGTTCAAATCACTGGGGTCGTGTGACCCGGGCACATGCCCGGTAGAAACCGAATCGTCCACTCACCGTCGGTGTGCGGTGAGGGTGCGTGGCCTAACCGACGGTGATCTCAGGTGGATCGACAACCGGTGGAGCAGGTTCGTCGAGGGTCACTCGGAGTCGATCAGCGGCAACCTGATCAGAGTTCGTGGCCTCCGCTGCTTCCATGGCGGCTGCGGTGTCTTCCGAGATGATCTGGGCCACCTCTTCGAGCACGTCGGCCACCGGGTAACCGGCTTGGGCGAGGACACGAACCGCTGTCGACAAGGACACGGCCCCAGCTTCGAGGAGTCCGCTGATCTCGGTGACGACAGCTTCGGTGTCGGTCGGTAGGTACTCGCCGAACATCGCTTCGGCACGAACCGGGAGACCGTACGATTCGAGGTCGACAGCGCCGCCTTGCAACGCGATGCGTTGGACCATCTTGAGACCGAGCGCGTACTTGTCGTGTCGGGCCAGCCTCCATCTTGCGATCGCTTGCGCGAATGGGGTCAGCATCAACTTGACCGCGATGCCTGATGGGAACTGGGAGTCCTTGACCCGACCCAGGACGATCTCGGCGATTTGTGAGTTCTCGGCGGTGATCTCACGAAGAACTTTCAACGTGTCCAACAGCGCGAGGAGTCCGGCTGTGGAATCGAGATCACCGGCCTGACCTTCGCCGGTGTACCAGATCGCTCCGGCTGCGTGTTCCAACGGTTCTTCGTCGTCGTCGGGTGGAGGCCCAGAGATCCACGACACCGGGATACCGGCGATCGCTGCCGCGTTCTGGATGTCGGTGTACACCGCGGACATGTCGTCGAGCGCCTGGGAGATCGAAAGGAACAGCGACTTACCTGATTCGGTTGTTGTTGCTGTGGTGTGCGTGTCCCACACAACCGGGACGAAATCGAAGCCCAGGTCGAGCCTGTCGATAGGTGTTCCGTCTTCGGACGTTTTTGGTGTGCCCCAAGTGTTTGACCACAGCCGGAAATCGTCGACGATCCGGTTCGATGACGCCCTGTTGCGGATGTCCTTTGGATCGAAGAGGATGTCGGACTTGTAGCAGGTGCGGGCCGAGAGAGAACCGGGCGGGTCGTAGGTGTACTGGCGGGTTGCTGGCTGGTTGTCGTCGTTGACGATGTCGCCCATCTCGTACGTGACGACACGGATCCGTGTCACATACGGGTCGACGGTGTCGGACAGGTCAGGGTTCGGGATCATCTCTTCCCACACGAACCACACCCGTTCCCAGAACCCTCCGACTGTGCGCCCACGGTCAGGGAAGAACGTGGCAGGGTCGTGTATCTCGTAGGTAGGACGCCCCGACGCCGATGACCAGCCGTGGACCTCTACGCCGTCTCCCAATGGAACGACATACTCGGACTCGAGTTCGGTCTTCTTCGACCAGTAGTGCTCGTCAGCGGCCCACCGTTTCAGGTAGTCGCCCCACGCCCGGAACCGGCCAATGGTTTCACCGGCTTTGATCCACTCGTCAAGATCTGCTTTGAACTGTGCATCCCACCCTTGGCGCACCGCGGCGGCCAACTGGGTTTCGAGGTCGTCGAGGTCGTCGGTGGGTTCGGGTGGACGGTTCCTGAGGTCTGGTGGTGGTTGCTCGGCTTTGGCTTTGCCTGGCAAGAAGATCGAGGGTTCATCACCGAGGACACCTGCGACGCAACGTTCGACGAGCAGGTTCGCGTCTCCGTACTCGCGTTGCACCGCCCGTTCTTCTGAGGTGAGCCGGGTCAGGAGGTTCCGGGAAACGTTCCGATGATACGACCGGAGGACACGGTAGGCGTTGAGCCGGTTGGTGTCCTCGGTTGGCAGGTAGGCGGCTTGTTCGAAGTGGGCGGCTTGGTCGTACGCGAACGGTGCTTTGTGCGAGAGTTCCGCCCATGGGTGATCGTTGCGCAGGTCGTCGCGTGTGGTGTCGGCCATGGTGGCCAACAATGCGGGTCACATTCGTTGGGTGTTCGGGTGTGGTCTATCGTCTGCCTGCCAGTGCGGTGTTGTGGCGTTGACCGGATCCTGGTCGTTTGCCTCGTTCGGGGAACAGTTTCTTCATCAACCACACCAGGGCGTCGACACGGTCAGGTGAGTAGCCGCGTACTTCGCCGGGGACCCAGGAGATCATTTGGTCTTCGAGCAGGTCGAGACGTCCGCCGTGTTGGTCTTCGCCGGTGTCTCCGGGGTATTCGAGGTGGAACACTTTGCCTTGTTCCCAGAGTGTGGAGATGGGTCGTGCCCGGTCTTCCTTCGAGATTGATTTGGTGAATACGACCTGGGTGGGGATTCGTTCGTCGAGGCGGGCGACGAGTTCTTGGGCCAAGGCGCCGTGTCCGTCGCCTTCGATGACGACGACTTTCGGGGTCCAGCCGGCTGGTGTGTATTTGCGGTGGAACACGGTGACGATCTGTTCGGCCCATTCGCCGGGTGACCCGGAGATTGTTTCGTCGGCGATGACGAGCCCGTCGCCTGCGCGTGTGCGTCCGCCGACAACGATTCCGCATTCGTCGCCTTTGCCTTCGAGTTGTGCGGAGGGGTCGACGGCCATGGCGCATTCGGCGAGCCCGCCGACGGCTTCGACGGAGGCGTAGTCGGTGTTTTGGATCCAGGCTTCACGCCAGATCGCGCCGTCGATGGCGTCGATGTACTCGCCGTAGAGTTCTTGCCTGCCGATCTCGGTGCCCTCATAGTCTTCGAGTAGTTCCTGGCGAACGAACTCAGAGATGTGGGCGTTGTCAAACATCGATGCTGTCTGTTCGACGATCGATGGGTTACCCGAGCGCACTTTCTCCATCAGGTCACGGATCAGTGATGTTCTCGCTGGGGTGGTTGTCGCCATGATTTGTGGCATTGGCCCGGAGCGGGTGGCGAACAGGACGCCTTTGTGCCAGGCGTCGGGGTCTTTCCATGCGACGATCTCATCAGCCCAGCACCACCAGGCGTTCGGCCCTCGGATCGTGTCGGGTGAGTCAGCGGACCTGCACAGGATCGTGGAACCGGATGTGGTCGTGATCTGCATCGGTGCCGACTTCTTGTAGTCAGCGACCCTGTCGCCGAGCACGTCGAGCAGACCGGAGCCTTCGCCCTCGACCATGATGTCTTTGAGGACGCCGTAGGTGGGGCCGACGATCATTCCGGTTCGTCCGGGGTACTGGTTCTCTGCTTTGTCACCTGCCCATGCGGAGCCGGTGAACGTTTTGCCTGCTGCGCGACCGGCCCGGAACAGGCGGATGCGCCAGTCGCCCGGTGGTGGTTTCTGGTAGTCCTGGAGGTCAACGACGAACGGTGACCGGTCTTTGGCTGCTGACCGTCGGACAAGTTCGGCGTACGCGGCTTGGATGTACGCGGTGCGTTGCCGTTGGGTCATCCCTTCGAGGAGTTTCGAAGATGACGACATGGTCAGTTGTTGGCGTGTGCTTCGAGTTGTTCGAGCATGGCGCCGACTTGGGATTGGGTCATGACCTCGGAGATCTGCGAGGACACGAGTCGGGTGAGGTCTTCGTCAGAGAGTTCACCGATGGTGTTCCCGCCCACTGGGGTCTTGTCGAGGAGGAGGAGCTTGGCTTCTCGTTCGTTGACCTTCATGAGAGCGGTGACGGCTTTGATGAGTTCGTCGATGTTGGACTCTTTGACGGTGACGGTAAGGCCCATGGCACCGACGGGGACCTCGACGAGTGTGGTTGGTTCCCACTCGCGGATGATCTTGCGCAACGGTCGTCGGGCGAGTTCGTTGTCGTACGTGTGGCGTGCCCGGTACCGGTCGAAGTCGGCGTGGGGGCGCATGTTGTCGATCGAGTCGGCGATGCGTTTCTGGGCGGTTCCGAGTGCTACTCCGAGTTCGGCGGCGACTTCTCGGTCGGTGTGGCCTTCCATGTGGAGTTGGAGTCCGCGGATTTGTTGGTCGAGGGTTTCGGCTTCGGTGTATCTCTTGGGTGGTTTGCCCTTTGATTTCGCGGGTTTGTTCTTGGCGGGTTTCTTGGGTGTTTGACTAGTGGCCATGGTGACCAGTGGCTTTCTCTCGGCGTTTGCCGGTCCCGCCTTACGGTTGGCGGTGTCCCGTCCCGGCCCTTGGTGGGTCGGTGGGTGAAGTGTCAAACAGGCCGGGGAGGAGCGGTGGGGTGTGCCCCGGCTACCATCGAACATGTGAATGTTGAGACGTTGGTGGTGTACATGTGGAGGCAAACCGGCCAACCCACACTGGACCCGACCGGGTACCGGGAGATCACCGCTCGGGCGCAAGTGATCCTGAGCAACGCCCCGAACAACGTGCGGTACGCGGCCACCGTGGCGGGGGCTGAGGCTGACGTGGCCGAGTGGGTGGACCGCAACCCTGGTGTTCTACCGTTCGCAGCCTGAGACCCGATATGCGACGTAGAAGGCGATCACAACTGCCGCCTCGAACATCATGGTCTGCCGGTTCGTAGCTCGACACTGAACCCGATCACCTCGGACACATGGAACGTTGAACGGCCCAGGGCAACCCCGTTGCCGTGACCGAGATAGCGGGACCACTCCAAGATCAGATCCGGTCCCTTGTCAGCGAAGAACCGCTGCTTGTCGGTCATGTTGTACGTGTCGATGAACTCGCCCAGGGTTTCCTCGGTGACGTCTTCGCAGACGATGTCGCTGCCTGATCTCAGGTGAACCGTCAAGTCGTGTCGTTGGATCTTGGCTGTTCGCACCTTCTTGGCTATTCGCTCGAAGTCGTCGAGTCCTTGTCGGACTACCTCCCGGATCTCGTCTTCCGTTTCGCTCATGGTGTTGGTCCTTGGTAGAGGCGGGACTTCCACACAGGGCGCAGCCCACCGTTCGATACAGGTGTCCGGACAGCGACACACGCCCCGGCCGGTCGTTGCTCCGGGCCGTCGGGCTTGTCGAGGATCACGTACCCGGCGTCTTGTTGTTCGCAGACTTGGCGGACCATGTCGAGGGCGTGGTCTATCCAGGTGAGTCCGGCTGCGGTTTCGGCGATCATGAGTCCGACAACGGGTGAGGTGGTTTCGTCTGGTCGGTGGCCGAGTCGTTCTTGTTGTCGGCGTTTGCGGTCGTTGTCGATTGTTTGGATGTGGTGTTGCCGGTCGGCGGCGACACGGTC